GCTAGTATTGCAGCCGGTATGGCAAAAGCTAACGCCGTTCCTGGGTATATAGATAAACGTACTGGCACAGTATGGTCAGAGGAAACTAAAATTAAGGCCGCAAAAATTCGAGCAAGAAGAAGGGCTGAACCGGATTATATCAGGCCCGTATATCGGACGAATGTTTTCGTCCGTAAAATGAAACGCTTTTATTGCAGGGGGCCTGGTTTACCAAACCCGATAATGGTTGGTATAACATCTCCCGCTCGGTGAATCTTAACAATTGAACCCGGTTGAATTTTGTTATCATAAATGAATCGTGCATTAAAACCAGAGCATCTGGAGATAGTAACCCCGCCAATATACACTGGCTCGATAAGTATGACTGGTTTGTAAAAACTGTCTTTTGACACGGACCACTCGATTCCTATCACCTCTGTTTCTACGGAGCTATTCACCAGTTTAATTTTTACTGAGTAATTAGGATTTAAATCATCGGATGTAGCATTGAACTTTCGATATTCAATACTATCAACATCGACTACCACACCATCGAGTTCGTATTCTGAGTGCTCGATCATCTGTGCGATTACCATTTCAACATCTTTATAAGTAAAATGGCAATTCTGTAAGTATGTAACTGGTGTGGTGAAGTTATAGTGCTGCGATAGTATACGCATCTGTGCACTCTTATCCATTAGATTTTTGTAATTGGCGAACATCTCGAACGCCACGAATTTAAAATATTTGTAAAGTTCGCCTTGACCTTTAGTCGAGTTTAAGAATCCTGCGACGAAGTTACGGGCATTAGCATACTCGCGGTCGGCTTCGGCCAGAAGCGCGGGCCAATCCTTTTTAGCAATCACCAATTCGCCCCGGATAAAACCTGTAAACTTATCTCCAGTATGGGCGGGAAGGCCAACCATCTTAGATGTATGACGGATATTGGATGCGCCATAAACTCCATCGCCACGAGACCAGGAATTGATCAGGACGCCGTTTTTGTATTCCAGCAGGCAAGAATTGCCGTCGATTTTTTCGGTGAACAGATATTCACGAGCCTTTGGAAAGTTGTTTTTCCAAGCCGACCACTCTTTTTCATTGCGAATTTGATTCAAACTGCCCATCACCATAGGCAATTTTTCCTTGCCTGTGCGTTCGTTTGAACCAATGTGCTTCAGAATCTCGGGGTTGGTTTTGGATAGAGCAAGTTCGAATGCGTCGAACTCAGTATCCGTCATGATGGGATCGCCCGCGAAGTAGGATTTCTTCGCGGCGAAATATTTGGAAACAGTCATGATTAGATATAGAAGGGGGTTTTGAATTCAAGTTTATTGTAAACAATTTCACGAACTGCGGTATCAAGACATTCGGCGAATTGTCCATCAAACTTTTCTGCGAGTTCTTCGAGTTCTTCAAGAACCTGTGGCCAGGTCAGTTTCAGAACCCAGGCCTCACGTACAATAGCGTGAACAGCATCGTCACCGAAGTCTGTATACATGCTATATTTGTTATCGACGAGATCGATCATTTTAGTTTCCGTTTCTGAAGTACTGAAGTGCAACTGATTCGGAAGAGCCGTGAACCATCAGTGATATTGCAGCCAGGGCCCGGCGCTCGACCGTCTCAGCATAGCGGCGCTGTGTATAAGTTTTTGCCGTTATTTGATCTAAGCGAACTTTATCAATTATTCTGCCGAGTTTTTTAGTAAGATTTGTCATTCCGATTCCTTGTTTTGTTAGTTTATTATAACACAACAAGGGATAAAAGTAAACCAGGTTAGCGGCCGGAGCGAACCGGTCCGAACCGGTCCGATTTTTGGGAGCAGCCGAAGCTCCCTACGACGAGATTCCATTGCAGCGTCTACTCTATTCTGCTTGACGATAGCAGTCGGTACCACACGGAAATCCCGAGAATCAGCGGTAGAAGAACGAACGGGAGTCGTGTCGATGAGAACGGTGCGAGGGGAAGAAGTTGAGAGTATTGTTTTCATTCGGCTATTATATCACACACCGGAATAAAAGTAAAACTACTTCAGACCATACTTATCGCCTGCAACTTGAAGAATAGCCGCGGTTTTTGGCGGTAGATCTTTGACTAGTTCTGTAAAGAATAATTGAATATAAGTTTGTAGATATTCCTGTTTATCGCAGACTGGGCTGTCAAAGCTATCAAAGCGAATACCTGCGGCGAATGCATATTTGGTTAAATGTAAATTCATTTTAGTTCCTAAAGTTAAGTTTGTAATCAATCATACAATCGACCCACGCGTTTTGGTAGATCAAAAGTTCTTTCCATGTGGGATGGTTCACATCCTCATGCATAGTTGTAACTTCTTCTAAGATCGGCATAGACATAAAGAAGTTCATACTTACGTGAGCGATCTCGCCGTCGCCCAAAATTTCACGTATTTCGTCGGTTGTTCTCATATTTTAGGTGTAATGTGTCGGTGATTTATTCTACAATTGATGATGCCATTAAAATACTTATCTTGATTTTCCAAAACCTCAGAAAGCATCTGCTCTTTAGCTTCCCAATACGACATGCCGCCTTTGGTGCTGCAGAAAAACAAAATTTCTCGCGTGAATTTATCTTCGCCGAGTTCCTTAACAAGCTGAACAAGCTTCTCGCTACTGCTCCAATATGTCGGCCAATCTGACTGCACTAAAGTTTTTGTTTTCTTTTTATATTTCGCGCCATTTTTTCTCTTCAAAGTTTTCACGGACGTCTTCTTAAAAAACAAAAGTTTTTTTCCAAGATATGCCTTGCCATTTTCCAAACAAGTAATTTTGTAAATGAAACCTAAAGCGTTTTCGGGAATAAGAGTTTCGTTAAATGGCGCATCATGGTATACCCACTCAGACATCATCCGAATCGTCTGAGTTATCTAAATCAAGAGGGTCGGCGCAGACTGGGCAATATGCTACTTCGGCGTCATCGAAGTCGTCTCCTAGTTTTATCAATCCTCGAGTCTCGCATGAATCGCAGAAGAAGCTTATTTTTTGTGTCATAATGGTTATCTAAGTTTATATAAACCTATTTAACGCACTCTTTTAAACTAAGTAACTCCGTGAAGCCCCCGATATAGATACCATCAACAAAAATAACCGGAACAGCGCGAGCGGTCGGCGCTAATTTCATAAGGTCTTCTCTAATGATATAAGTTAGTGTGGTATCTTTCTCTTGGTTTATATCTACATGAATTTCTTCAAAAACCAACCCCCTCTTTATAAGAAAATTCTTTGCTTGGACACAGTAAGGGCAATTTGGCTTGGAATAAATTATTATCATCAAAAGTCCACATCAAAGGAAGTTACAGAATCGTCACGAATTATAGAGTTTACTTTATAGGCATTTGCGTCTTGCTCTTGTGGCGCAGCTTGGGTCTGACCGATGTTTATCCAGTTTTCTACATGGGGCATTGGATTATATCTTGGAAACTTATGTTCAGATTCGATATCTAAAAATGTATAAACATCCCGCGCATTATATAGAACAAACTGCTTCACCATAGCCGCATTGGTACCAACCAACTCCCGCCCATCGCTGAATAGGTTTGTCGTCCACGCAAGTTCGGATTCAACGACCTCATCGAGTAGGGCCTTTATTTTATCCTTCTGACGCTCGTATGATACACGCCCGCGTGCTGTTGCCAATTCAATCCGAAGAACCTCTTTATCAAGTTCAACGTGAACCTCAAGCTCGTCCTGTGCAATTTTCTGAACTGCTTTTCCGATTGGTTGGAATAAATTGGAAGAGCAGATGGTGAAGGTGACAGCAAATGATGCCATAAACTGCACCCGTTCAAGCATCAGCAGTGCTACGATACCCATAAACAAGTCATCATATGCTTCGATGATCTTGACTTTACCAAGCGCGTACTTATGTGATGTATTATACAGGGTTTCCATCACGGTACCTACTGTTGATAACCGCGCGAATGATTCCTTGACGGCTAGTACTTCAGAGAGTACTGTTGTGGGGTCATCAAAAGACATTCGTACAATCTCGGAATATGTTGCTGAATGAATAACTTCATTATCAGAGATACGCTGCCATGCTGCCCATAAAGATGCATCAGTGATAAACGGCGCAAGCACTGGTGCGATAGATCGTGATGCTATGGAGTCGGCTTCCCACTGCCAAGCCAAAGTTCGGATCATTATATCATAAACTGACTTAGGGCAATTTTTAAAGTCGAGGTTGCACTGTGTGTAGTCAAATTCCGCTTCGTCCCAATCTAATGATTTCATGGTTTTGTATATTGCCCAAATCTTCGGATAGGGTTTGTTCACTGTATTGAACAAACCCGGATCTGGGCCAAAAAACAATGGGGCACTCCGATCAAGATAAGACTCTTCTGTTTGTTCAAAATTAAATACTTTGCTCATTTTTCATTTCCATTAAATAAATTTCTATAAATAGGTGGTACTCGCGGTTTCTGAGACCCAGTACCATTAGCCAACTCAACAAGGAGCCTTTATGGCCAAGTCATATACTTATCATTACGCATACCGTATCACAAACAAGGTAACCGGAATGCACTACTACGGTGCACGTAGTTGTAATATCGAACCAAAACTAGATCTCGGTTACATTTATCCCGGCTCACTCTCAAATAAAGAGGGTGTTATATTCGTGGCCGATCAAAAAACTAATCCCCGAAACTATAGGTACAAGGTTGTTCAAATATTTGAAACTCGCATACTGGCAATATCACGCGAAATAATCCTCCACGCCATGTTCAACGTGAAGTGCCATCCAAAGTTCCACAATAAGTCAAACCAAACATCCACCGGATGGGATACCACTGGTACGACCATGCCAGAAGGAGCTACGTTGAAGCGACTTAGTACCCGAGCGAATAATGATGCACTCCTAACATTAGCTAAAAGGGAAAAACGTGCCGCTGACCGAACAGCGCGCCGCATTGCAAAGGCGGCCGGTGGATTCGTTCGCAAAAAGCAAACTCCAATATCTTCAGAAGCAAATGCCATCAAAAAGCAAAAAGAAAGATATACACGGGCCATAAATGATGCACGCAGATCACCAGAAGATACAGCGACAAATTACGCAAAGAGACTTGCATCATGGGCTCAAACTATGGCTAATGGTTTCGAGCACCCGAATAAGGGAAGGAGCCCTTCGGCGGTCTCCGAAGCATCTCGCCTGGCCTCCAGAGATAGAAACCAAGCAGCCGGGAAGATTTACAATAAACCCGGGCCCAAGATTAATAGATCATAGCGTACACGACTCGCATGGCTCTTCGTCATCTGGTGCATCCAAACTTATTAGAGCATTTTCGGTTGTATTAAGATCAACTCCATCAGAAGTTAGGCTCACGACATAATATCTTGTCTTCATTCCGAACTTCACCATGTCCAGGTAGTCGTTGATCATGCTCGATGATGTTACCTTATCGTCGCCGACGATTCTCACAAACAGGTCGGCACTAATACCTTGGTCGGTCCACTTTTGCATCACAGCATATACTTTGATCATGTCTGTCGTGGCTATATCCCATGCAGACTGATATCGAACCTTCAGCTTTGTCGAATCGGGTGCGCACCAGTGATTCACTGCAGTATCGTTTGTCTTCATGATGTATGTTTCACGAATAGGGTATGGTCCATTCGTAGTACCTGAACTGATACTGCTAGACTCGCCTGGCATATAAGCTGCTAGCACAGAGTTACGAATTCCGCCGTTCTTGATGATTTTTGATCTGAGTGATTCCCAGTCTCGTTTGTTTTCAATCGTAACCAAACCACCCACCCGCTTTTCATAGGTATCGATAGGCAACCATCCAGATGGCCATTTTGTTTTGTTCATCCATGGAGCATTACCGAGTTCTTTACCAAGACGCAATGACGCGTTGATGAGATGATATATGTGTGTCTCAGCAAGCTCGTGAATAAAGTTCAAACCATCTTGATCATCATACTTTTTGTTCTTCATCGCCATAAGGTGTGCAAGACCCATCATACCAACGCCAGCCGACATACGAGCTTTTGCTGTATCGTCTAGATTTTTGAACACATAGTCAGATTTGAAGATACACACGTCGATCATTTTAAGACTGTAATAAGCAGCATCGGCATACATCTCATCTGATTCGATATTCGATACGACAATCCCAGCAAGGGAACAGAGCCCTATTTCGCCGCCGCCTTCTGTATATGATTGATACAGACCTGCGACCGATTTATATGCTGATGTCGGAAGAGCTATTTCGGCGCATAAGTTACTTGAATAAATTTTGTCGTTAAACGGTGTATGCTGATTCATCATGTCGGTCATATGAAGATACTGAACCCCGGTTTCATACGATTGGGTTAGGGCGGCCAACAATACATCGCGGGCATTTAGTTTATGGATTGACGTTTTTTCAAACTCGGCATACATTTCTTCAAATTTCGTTTGATCGGTGTCGTACATCGCTTCATACATCTCTGGATGTGTAGAGCATGAGAACAGTGAGTACAACTCGTTCCGGGCCGCGCGCCGAGCAAATAGCTTATTGGATCCAAAGTTATAATGACAGCCGCCGATCTTTTTGCTGGCAGGCGTCATTGGATGCTTTAGCTTCATAATCACCTCGACCTCTGGGTCAAAGCATGTGTAATACACAGTTGACGCGCCCCCGCGACCATTCTGCATGTTCGCGCCAATAGCTCCAACCATGGCGCGATAGTAGGGTAGTTTGCCCTGATGCTGGATCATACCGCCACGGATTGGATCGCCAAGCGATCGCGTCTTAATGTGGGTACCGATACCCGCGCTCATGCACGTCATCATATACGCAATGTGATCGCCCGCAGCCAGACTTGGTGCAGAGTCGTGGGTTGTGTACAGACAGCACGACGCATAGCCGTTCAGTGCAGTACCGAGATTCACGAAGTTTGGGGTCGGCGCGTTGATACGATTGTGAGCGAAGTGCTCGTACCACTTGGCCACGTGGAGCAAACGGTCGGACTTTTCATTCTCCCCTAGTGCCATGGCCATACGCATATACACGAACTGAGCGGTTTCATATTCCAGTTTAGTAACCTTATTACGGATAGCATACTTGTTACGGATCTGATTCAATTGGAAGTGAGGATATTTCAAGTCGATTTTATGATCAATGACACTCTCAAGATGTTCATAGTCATCGTCTGTATAGTTCAGTTTTACCATAAGACCTGCATCAAACAACCGAGAGTGCAGTTTTTTGATAGTTGGTCGGCCAGTTGGATATATGATGCGCGTCAAGAGGGCTGAGTATAATCGACCAGCCATGCGGTTGTATTCCCACGTCTTCCGATTAATACATACGTTGATAAGAGTCTCTTGAAGCTGCAAGGAACTACATTCGGTTGGACATTGATTAACTGCTTCAAGAATAACCGTTGACCATTCAACATGACCATTCAATGTCTTAGCTGCCCACATTCCCCAACCGTTTACTTTAGAAGGAGAGAATGGTTGGGTAGAACCATCCCGCTTGATGATAGTCTCGATCATTTTTTATTTCTTTTCTTGTTTATTTTTCTCAGAGTGCTTTGGAATTCTGCAATGTCTTCAGTTAGATCTGGGTGAATGTCCATCACTGGTACAAAATCGGTTATAACTTCTAATTTATCTTCGACAATCAATTCGAAATATTTAGGTTCAACTATAGGAGTCATTTCAATTGTCTCAAAACCAGATGCTAGAATATCTTGAAATTCCTCACTGAGCGGATCAATAGTTATCACAGAATTATCAACAACTATCACTGGTTCGAGTGATTCATTAATTATCAATTGTTCTTTTGTGGCTAGTAATTGCCATGGGTTCATCAATTCAGGTTCGCTAATGATGTTAACTGCTATGACAGGAGTCATTTCGATAATGATAATCTCAGGCTTACCAAACACAAGCTTAGGTATGATCGTATATAACTTACCACGAACATGTTCCTGATTTTTTATATCACCGGTCAACTTCATGATCACTGTAGATTTATCTGAGTTAATGTTGGCATAATTGTATAACTCAGAATAGAATGAATCGTTTTCCAACCAATATTCGTGTGTGTCGGTATTGATAATAATTATATTATCATCAACGGAGCACCAATTATTTTTTTGATAATGTTCTTTCATTAGCATCTTCTTTCTAGGGCTAGAGATAATAGAGCTCCCGCCCCACTCTTTTTGTTACTTAATATGTATTGTTCTATGTCATTAGACGATATCCCAGACTGAACAA